CAGAGGCATCAATGTCGCTGGCGGCATCAATCCTGTTTACAATACGCCAATGGAAATACCAACTGGCGACACAGCAATTAAAGATATGGGTAAAGGTCTGGGTATAAATTTACACCGTGGCCATTTCGATTCAATCGTTGACACCTTCTTTGTTGAAGACCCCGCTTGGGATATTGATTCTCTAGACGAAAAGACAGCTTTATCTCCAAAGGGTGTCGTAGAAAGTCCTGTTGTAAAGGGCATCAAAAACGGCAAATATTATTTGTACCAAAATCGAAATGATTCGTGGAGACCGGGAACAGACGGTTACCCGCCAGATTTTATCGAAGATATGTTACAGACCAAAGAGCCGATGTTAATGAAAGAATTTAAAGATAAAAAATTACAACACACAATCAGTGGAACAGATAGAGTTCAAAATTTTATAAATTTATTCCTTCAGAAAACAAATGCTAAACTTCCAGCAACCGGAGAAGCATCAACTATGCGTTCGGTCATTCATAAATTAGTTAATGATTTAGAGCCAGAAGACAGAAAAACTTTGCAAAAAGCTTGGACATTAGCTGCCGAGACAATTAGGACTCATGCGACTCGTTTTGCCAATCGTTCATATCAGGCAGAAGCAGAAGACCGTAAATTGAGACAAAAAACCACTAGACTAAAAAGCCGCAAAGCTGGTGAAGTGGGGTTTGCTCGTGGTGAAGAGGGAGAAGAAGTAATTCCCGTAGGTGTTAGTGGTGGTGCTTCTGAGACTGGACGTAAAGAACACGACCGTCCAATTAGAAATATCCGTGGTGTAAGAGGCGTTTCTATTCCAATTGGAAAGGTATTTCTTGACATAGGTAAAACTGTTGAAAAACAACAACAACTGCGTCAATTACAAGCTTCGGGTACTGAATCACCACGACAGCTTCAAGTAAAGCAGGCAGAAATTAGTCAAGAAATTCAAGCACACGACACGGCAATTACGGACTTCGTTCATAGATTAACGCAACTTAAAACTGATGCCGCTGCTGGCGATGAAGACACGCAGAAGGAACTTGCTTTGAATATAAGACACTTAAAAGCCATTGCATTGGGGGCCAAAGGTAAACAAGCTATGTTGGCAAAAAAAATGGCTGAGAAAGCCGGAATAAGTGACGCAGAATGGGATGCCGCTTAATAAAGTTTAAAGATTGGCTACAACGGGAAATGGTTGGAACAGGGGCCATTTATACTGGTGAGAAGACTTCGGACTTTAATTGGTGGGGTGCGCCGGAAAGTATGATTAAACCAAGAAAGCCAAGAAAACACAGAAAGAAAAAAAAGTAATGTTTCCCTTTGTAAATCCTTATCCTAATGGGCTTAAACAGGTTTTATATAAACTTTTAGGCGACAATAAATATGTTTCACACACAAAAGCAGTTGACCAAATTTGTGACCCTCTAATCAGCGAAGAAAAATATAAAGAATTGGGTGCTTTATTAGTTGCTGTTTATGAAGCGGGATTTTTAAGAGCAATCGAAGAACATCAAACTATTTTAAATCAAAAAGGATTAAAGGCAACAATTGTAAAGCAAAAACAAAACATACCTGTTGCTCCTATTTTCCCTCAAGAAAAATCGGGCTGATAATCAGAGGGAACGGATTCTACTAAATAACCACCGGCTTTTTCGGTCATACGATTGACTTTCCACCAGCGTAAATCTCCATACTTAGTTCCATCACGATATTTGCTCGGATATACAACAGAACCTTTTTCTAGTTTTAAGTTTGTCCAGAAAAGCATAGTAAAATCTTCTCGTTGAACAACCAATGCCTCAAATGTAAATTTTTCACCATAACTTGTTTTAGAATAGGAATCCCCATACAGTTCATCGGTATGGGTTTTTGAAATTGTTGGTTGACAATGCATCAACACTAAATTATTTAAATTTAGAGAATTTTTAGTTTCTTTTGGAACAATTAAAGGTTCAACAATCGGCGGAGTAACTGCTGGTGGTTCTTTAACATCAACGTTAATTTCTTTTTCTGGTAATTTGACTTCGACGGGTATCTCTTCAGGTTCAAATTCGGGAATCAAATCTTGTAGCTGTATTAAAATTTTCTGCCAGTTCAAATTATGAACTATATATTCTCCCTTGTCGGCCCAGAAGACTTGTTCTTTTACAAGGGGATTAGGCGATTGCAACTTATAAATAGTTCCGTCTTTATTCTTAATCACAATGATATCTATATAATAAGGTCTGAATTCGTATATATATAATATAGGAATTAGGAGAAGAAAATGGCATTAATTGTACCAGATGAAGGCAAGACGTGGATGGCAAGTGTTTTATTAGACAGAACTTTCCAATTAAATATTTTTACATCTCCAACTAATCCAACATATGCAACAATTTTTTCAGATATGGTAGCGGTAACAGACACCACTTATGCAGCAATTGATTTGCCTTATGCGTGGACGATGAATGGTAGATATACGGTAACGGGCAGTGTGACTCCTGATATTACGGGTGATTATTATGAAAATGGAACACAAAATGGTTATCCGGCTTATGAGCGCAACGACGGAGCATATTGGATATGGTTTGAAACAGGTGTAAACCTGTGGATAATATCGGCGACAAAAGGTTCACATCCAGCAGCATTTTTTTACAGTGTTAACATAAATATAGTTAACACATATACAGGTGTGAGTGGTGCATTTGGTACTGCTACGGTCACTGCTGATGATTTCAACGGAGTGGTAACAGCAACATATAGTGCGGCGCAGACTTTCACGTTTACGGAAGAACACAATGATATATATGGATATTATATAACATACACAGAAGGTCTAACAACGACCTTGGTTTGGTTTGAACGATTTACCGATGCTCCAATTGTTATCGGGGCAGCACCAGAAAATACGATTACCTTTACTCCAAAAATTGCATTGGCTTGTTAATATGACTATCAAAAATCCAGACGGAAGTGATTACGAAACAGCGGGGAGCGTGCAACAGTTTGACCCTGAGAACCCGGAGTTTAATTTATTTAATTTGTGGGATGAAGAAATTATTCGCATCGGTGGTTCTCCAATTTTTTACTACGAAGTATTCATTCAGTCTGGCACCGTTGACCCGATGTATTGGGAAGATAGAGGAAAAATATTTTCAAACACACCTGTTCAATTGTGGGCTTTATACGAACCCACGCCGTCTCAAAATGCACAAGGTGTATTTGGAATTGATTCTCCTGATGAGATGATGTTTGAATTAAATTATCGTGCGGTTTTAAAAGCTGTGGGGCACCCACCGAAAATTGGTTCTAGAATTTACTCTCCACATTTAAGAGAGAATTGGGTTATTGTTCAAAGAAATTTGGGCGAGTTCAAAATGTGGAACGCAATTCGTTTACAGATTTTAGCCCAGAGATTCCAAGAGAGTACAACAACTGGTGAGGGCAAAATTTCTCAAAAGTCCCCAGACTTCCGCATAGTTTAATTTAATATTCAAGTACATATCCTTCGGTTTTATGAATCTTCCAAAAGACATGTATAGGAAGTCTGACTTTACCTCGTTTCACTGTTTCGGAATAAATAACAATATCTAAAAAAGGTTTGTCTATTTTTCTTTTTTGAATTTTGTAACTCTTTATCATCTCATATATATATTAGTTAGGACATTATGAGTCGAAATAAATTAGTCAATTTAGGTAATCAAAATCAGAAGTCACTTAATGAACCCTGTAATGACAAAGGGTTGCCGGGAAATTTAAGAGATGACCCACCAACTGTTTTTTGCCCCGATAATGGAACAAGAGACGATGGTTGGTTGGAGAATGTAAGTAATAAAAAGGTTGGCATTGGCGAAGGACGATTATATGACCCTATGCAAACGGGCCAAATTGTCAACGATGTGGCTAGGCCAAATCCAAATGTTATTTATAGATATTCCAAAGGTATCCGTGGTTGTGATGAAGCGGTAATGGACTTGTTCAGAAATATCGTCGTAATAGATGAAGACGGGAAAGCTCATCCCGTCCCTATTATATGGGCTTCTCAAGAGAAAGCTGTCGCCGCTATCTTACAAGATAACGTTAGAAAAGATAACTCTTTGGTGGTCGAAAGAATTAAGTTGCCCATGCTGGCAATTTATTCCAATTCTTTTAGCTTTAATCAAGACAGATATATTTATCACAAAGCGTTAGATTACATGCGTTATTTAAGACCGGACGGAAAACCCGGATTTACGATTAGCGAAAAATATGAAAGAGATACGGTTTTCGGAGTCGCCAGAGGTATTCCAATTGATATCGGTTACACATTGTATGCTTGGACTCTTTATATTGAGGACATGAATCAACTTTTGGAACAAATATTTACAAAATTTAGTCCAATAGCATACATACGTGTGAGAGGCGTGCCTTGGGAAACGGCTGTAAAATTAGACTCAATTGCGAACAACTTAGACGTAGAACCGGGCGACCAAAATATAAGAGTAGTTAAATTTGAGTTTAATTTAACGGCTGAAACGTTGATACCGCAGCCGATTACGAGGAACAAGGCGGTTCTTAAAACAAAAATAGATATTTTTGAAGGCACTGAGTTAGAAGATGAAACAGGTGTCATAGATAGATTAGAAGTAAAATTAAGGGATTTAAATGATACAAATAACTAACAAACAAAGGGGGCCAGTTCAACTAGTAATACGTTCTAGAACGGCTGCTCGTGCTTTCACTACTCTTAATATTCCGGGCGTCGGGTCTGGCAAAAATGTGTATTTTTTAGAAGACGAGAGACACACGGAATATGTAGACAGAGTAGAGCAAATGGGTCTTATATCAATTAAGCGAATATAAAAGAGAGTAAGGGAGAAAACAATGGCAATTTTAAGAGGCTTTCCGCCATCAAATACAATAAGTCCATCAGTTCGTATTACTGAAAAAGATTTAAGTTTCATAGCACCAGAACAGTCTTTCCATAGGGCTGGGCTAGTTGGCTTTGCCAGCAAAGGACCAATTAATATTCCGACAGCCGTTGCGACAAACAGAGAACTTCACACTGTTTTCGGCTCTCCACATCCTGATGTAGGCGACCCATATTTAATTTATGCCGCCGAACAATATCTCTTGATAGCTAATGAGCTATGGATAGTGCGTGTAGCAGAAACAGATTTGGTCAATGATGAAGCAGCAGCCGTTGCGACTACAGATGCATATGTTTCCGGCGCACCAGTTATCATTCAGTCTGAATTAACGGGACCATTTAGTTTCACAAAATATCAGTTTTTCCGTTGGAAAATCAATGATGTTCTGTCTTCTAAGACTCTTACTTTGCCTGACCCGGCATATCATGCCGCAGAGCCAACAGTTGGCGTACCAATTTCGCTAACAGTAACAGAAGTTGTCACAGAACTCAACGCACAATTAGATGAACCAGACGCAGATAATTTAGACTCGAATTATGATGGTATTTATTTCTATGAAGACGAAGATAGTGGAAAGCTTCAAATCAAAAGCACTTATGCTTATGGTCCCGATGCTTCGGTAGAATTAGTTTCGGTGTCCGATTCTGTTTACGGTGGTGTAAGTGCCATTCTGGGCTTAGGCAAAGATATGACACAGGGCTATACTGTTGGTCAATACAACAGATATCCTTATGACAGTGCAACTACGGTTGGTGTTTATAATTTCACGGGATTAACCGATTTAAAATTGCATATAGTTATAGACGGAACAGACCATGTATTAATTGACAATACCGTACAAATTGTAGACTTGGTTGACTTGTTAGATGACGCTGACCACACCGCCACGGAAGTAGTGGATGCCATCAATGATTACATTGATACCTACCCACTAGCTGGCGGATTCGAAGCTTATGTCGTATCTACAAATCAGGTTGGCTTACGTACTCTGCATTATGGTATTGACGCACGTATCTTAGTTAAGACAGTAGCACAATATGCAGTATT